TGCTAGCTTTTCATAGTGTTTAATAACATCACCATAGATAACCGATTTCATGGATTGATCAACAGAATCCTTAGTAAACTCTCCACCTCTTTTTTTAAGGACAGAATTATCAATCATGGACGGTGCGTAGTATTTAAAGTTAGCTATATTACCGTGTTCTTGCAGCCATTTGACAGATTTTCCAACTACCAAATCATCAGCAATATCATCAAATCCATCTCCATTTAACCTGACTGGTGTCCCAGTGAACATTAATACATAAGCATTTTTAAAATAGTCGATGATTTTTAAGTAAGACTTGGCCTTACTGTGATGAGCCTCGTCAATCAAAATTACTTCTGGTTGAAAGAGGCTGTCTAGTTTCCTAACTAGCGATTGCACGCCGCCGATAGTTAACAGGTTTGAGTTAACTCCATTTACTGCAAATGTCTTTTCTACCTGTTCATTGATTTCTTTTCTATGGCTAAAAAACAATACTCTGTTTCCTTTATCCGTAGCGCTTTTAGCGATATGGGCCATTACCACCGTTTTCCCGCTTCTAGGGAGGCGACTGGACGATTATTCTTTTATTTCCAGTCGCTAATGACCTCCTAATATCTGTTAATAATTCTTCTTGGTAATCACGTAGTTTCATTTACTGTGTCTCCGAAATTGAATAATTCTTCTGCTTTACAAACTGTCCTATTATCAAGTCTGTTTTTTGCATATAGTCCGTCACTGCCTTGCAGCAGAATTCCATGTCCGCCTGTTTTAGGATTTACTTGGACACGACCGACAATATCTGTTAAACCAAGTGTTTGACTTAATACTTGCTTACGGATGTCTGGGATGTATTGCGTGATAATTTGTCCGCTCTCAAGCGTTAAATCTTGCGTCGATTCCCAAGCCGTCACAAAAATATTAATAGGTTGGCTGTAAATAGTAGTCAATACTCTTAAATAGTAATTGGTCCACATGTTGTATTGTTGCAATTCGTTTGTGATTCCGTTTTTGGATTTACGACCCTGCTCAATAAACCAGTCTGATTGCCAACTTGTGATGTTATCAATGACTAAATTGTCATATTCTTTGATAAGTTCTGGTAATTCTATCAAGAATTCAGTCATAAAGTCGCTTGGATGCGTCCTGTCAAATTGAATAATATCAATGTTTTCATTTCCGGCAATCGTTTTAGATGAGTGATCCATGTCTAAAATCAGTGTCTTGCCTTGTAAGTAATTAGTTAAGTAAGTTTTCCCGTTTCCTGGTTTTCCATAGATTAATATGCGCCAATTATGAGTTTTTGTAATTTCTGTCGCTTTAGTAATTTTCATCTTCCACCTCCACCATCTCAGTTAAGGCAGTGTCATAATCAACCATTTTTCTGATTGCTTGTTCCTTTTCTCTAAATAAATCATCAATTATTGGGGTGTCAAAAATAGGTTCGTATTTTTTTATAATATCTAAAATCGCTTCGCCGACTTCTTGTTCTATGGCTTCTGTTAATTTTCCAGTTCTTAATTGGATAGTTGTATTTGATATACCACCGTATCTATCATTGTAATCTGGTGCGATAATCATTTTTTTATGTTTGTTAATGTAGATTCTCAATCGTAAGCCCTCGCTTCCCATGTGATTTGCGGATCGGGTTCTTTACAGCAAGGGCATTCCAAGTCCTTGTATGCTGATATGTTTGACCATTTTTTGCCGCAATTTTCGCAATAATATTCAAAGCTATACATTAATCCCCTTCCATGATTTCTAGGTTATCAAGAGAAAACCTAATCATTCTTTCAATAATTCTTCTCATTGGGATACCTGTTTCTGTCGAGATTTCTTTGATTTGGGCGTGTAAATCAATCCCTACAAAAAACGGTAATGTTGCAGTATTTTCTTTTTCTTTTTTTAAAGTTAGTTTTTCCATGTTTTCAACTCCTTCTGATCAATCTCATCAAGCTTAGCAGTACATTTGTCCAGCGTGCTTTGCAGGATATATCCATCCTCGATGATGACATCTAATAAATTTGCTTTAGCAACCGCATGATTTAACTCGCTAAACTCTTTGTTGAGTCGTGTGTTTTCGTCTCTTAAAAATTCGTTATCATTGATTAGGTATTGATCCATTCTTTCCTCCTACCAAATTTGTTTAGCAGGCAAACCGTGTTTTTGGTTATATCTACGTGTATTGGCTTCCCAACCGTTGTTTTCAATCGTCCATTTTGGTTTTTCTTCCTGTTTTTTTGGTTTCGCAAAAATAAAATCTAATAGTTTCACAGATACTTCTCCTTATCTTTTTCCCATTCTATTGATTTGCGATAAAACAAATATTCTCGCATCCCGTCAATAGTTACTCTTCCACCTTGTTCCAAAAGGTACTTTGAAAAATATGGAATCTTTACCATCTCATAACGCCTGTCTTGCATTTGACGCTTAGTATATCCAAAAATTTTACCTAACGTCTCGTCATCTGCGCTATAAGGTTCGGTGACTATGTCTTTTATGTGTACTATTTCCATTCTGTCCCTTTCTATGTTATAATTAAGTAAATTAATCTAGTTTTGAGTCCGATTCCCGTCGGGCTTTTTTTGTTATTTAAATTCGTCTAAGCTGACACCTAAAGCGTCAGAAATTTTGACCATGTTAGGCCACGACAAATTTTTTATTTTTCCGCTTTTTAAGTCGCTAAAATGACTTTTATTAACTCCAGAAAGTTTCGCTAATTGATACATAGTCATACCTCTTTCTGATAAAATTTTTGATAATTTACCCCACATTACCCACTCACCAAAACACAATATGTAGTTGTTTATAAGTTATCCACAACTATAGGTTGTGTTTTCCTTTCTATTCTGATATAATTTATTTGAATATGACCTCTCACCGTTGTATTCAAAAATTATGGAAAGGAGGGAAGGAGTATGGAGATATTTAGCTATCCAGAAAATGCCAAGGAACTGTACGAGAAGCATAAGAAAGCAATAGAACAAGCTTGCGAACCAATCGCTACCATGTTAGCTTTAAATAATCCTGAATTAACAGACCTAGCAAACGAAGCTTTAGAACTCTACGCAAGGACAATTTACAATGCATGCGTTGACGCATCTATTATCATTCGAAATCGCGAGTATCAACATTATCGCGACCAATAAGTTCTGATTGCCGATTGGTAAAAAATTCTGCTTTTATCATGCTAGCATCTATTTTGAAATAGGTGCTTTTTTCTTTTCTGCTATACGGATATCGTTTTGGTCTCATGTGGCTTCCTTTCTGTTGTATAATGTAGTTATCCTATTAGGAAGGAGGGTAACTAAATGAATTTAGAAGAATTAACTCCTCTATTGAATAGTATTGATGATTTTGAAACTGTTATTTTACATAGTCTTGTCGGAGACTTTGTTATTGATCATTGGATTGAGCCTAATCGCAAAAATGAAACTCTCATTTTCATGCACAATGACCAAACAACAGAATTAAAATTATCAGCTATTCTCGGAACTTCCACTATTCCTAAGTCCCTCTAGCAAATTGCGGACTTTTTCGGAACGTTTGCCTGCATATTTTGATTTTCCGAGTCTCCAACTTAGTAGGCGATGTTCCTCTTCTGATAAGTAACCTGCTCTTTGTAGCAGGTTTTTTGCTACCTTCCATGGAATCACTACATCTACTTCATCCATGTTTATTACCATTTCTTCAAGTTCTTCTAGTTTGTTTTCTATTTCGTTCATATGTGTCCTTTCTAAATTTTGTGTTATTTTTGTCAACTTTTCTATGAAATTAAAATGGCTTCTAGGACTTTTCCGGGGTCTACCCCTAAAATATCAGCTAGCATTGCCACTTCTGACGCATCAAATGATTTTTTTGGTTTTTTACGTTTCTGATAAAATCCAGAGCGTGTAAAACCCATTTTAGTCGCGATAACTTTCTTTTTAATTCCGCTATCATCAATCAATTGCTCGAAAGCATTTTCCTGCATTCCCCCACCCCCTTTCTAATTTGGAATTATCCAAAACAACATAGCTTTAAAATTTTCTGTGGTATAATTTAAATAAAAATTGTGAGGTTGAAATGAATTTTTTTAATTTTTTATTGTGTGTTTTTAAGTTTACAAGTGAATATCTAATAAAAAATTGGATAGCTTTAATAGCTCTGTTTCTATCTTATTCAAACTACCGAAGAAATAACTTACAAGTCGAGTTAATTGCTGCTCCTGTTTCAGATTGGATTTTGAGCGTTATTTTAGACAACGGTGAAAGCATATATAATCCAAATGGTACATTAAGAGCTAACATTAAAATCATCAATCCTTCTAATGTTGATGTAAGCTACTTCGACTTGATTGTTTTTGATAAAAACAGAAAATATCAGCATTATTACCAAAAGCAAAATAATATAATTAACGATTTAACAGGTAGAGAGGCTATAGCCGCAGTACAGCCTGATGGCAATACAATCCTTATCGAGGTTCCAGAGGCAGATTGTGGAGTATTAAAAGCCCACAGTATGACAAGGATGGATTTAATCATACAAACGTCTGAAATCACAGATAGACTCTTTGTTGCTTTTAAAGTAGCTAAAAAGAAAAAACTATTTAAAGCTAATAAAGCAGGATATGTTAATTCACCTTATCAATCATTTTCTGCGTCATTCCCTGTGGAATTATCAAAAAAACCGCACTACGAGGATATCCTAAAAGATTTGCATGAGTGAGAGCAGATTTTCTTGTGTGAAATATCTTGGAAGAACCTAGTACACCGTATTTAATTTTTTCCATGCCTTCCCTCCTTTCCACTCCTTTTGGGGAGTTTTTATTTTGTAATAAACCAAGCAATCAGCCAAGTGATACCGCATAGCACTAACAGCGCTGGTAATACGCCGCCTTCAAATTCGATGCTTGTTTTTTCTTTGCCGTCACGACTGGCAAACGTGTATTCTAGATCGCCAAACATTAGTTTTTTCCAATTCATGCAACCTCTCCTTTCATTCTTGCGGAGATACAGCCAATGTGCTAAACTAAACTTACCCCGTTAGGGGAGAGGGCTTCTTAGCCCTCTTGATATTGTCACCACTCTATTGTAGTGAACCCTAAGCTTAAACCAAAGAATCTTGATTTCGACTTCTAGTTCTTTGTGTTTAGGCTTTTTGTTTAGCCTAGATTTCATCAGCTGTACCTCCTTTCGTTTTGCTTAATTCCTTAAGCTTGATTATAGTTTAACACTGTGTTTCCTTTTTGTCAACTATTTTGTGTTAAAAAAGTCAACTTTTTTTGAATTTGATTTTTTGCTATTTTTGTTGACATTTTGTAAACATGTAATTATAATGTAGATAATTAAGCTATAAAAAGGAGAATTTATATGGCTTCCACTATCGCATTTCCGGCAATGGTCAAAGAACTTAGGCTTGGTAAGAATTTGACTATGGAACAGTTAGCAGAAGAACTTGGAAAAACAAAGTCAACAATATCAAAATGGGAAAAAGGGACGCGTTCTCCTAAAATATATGAGATTGAAGAGATAGCAAAATTCTTCGGTGTAGAGCCTAAGAAAATGATGTTTGGAGATAATCCCACTTCGATCAATCCCCAAGTCGAACTTATCCCATCTACTCTACAAAAAATAAACTCTACTTCTTCTCAACTAGAACACAGTAGACAGATAATTGTTTTAGATACAGCTGAGACTTTATTGGAACAACAGAAAGAAATTAAAAACAACGAAGATACTATTGCCGAATTATTTTCTTACAACTACTACGACCACGCAGCTTCAGCTGGTACAGGTCAGTATCTAAATGATGTACAAGTAGAAAAAATTGAGTTACCAGTCGATTATGACGCAGACTTTGTTATCCCTGTTTATGGTGATTCCATGGAACCGAAGTATCACTCTGGGGATTATGTGTTTATTAAACTATCCGTAGAGCTCGCAGATGGCGATATAGGCGTCTTTGAGTATTATGGTGACGCTTATATCAAACAGCTGCTTATAAATGACGAGGGGGCATTTCTGCACAGTTTAAATGGCAAGTATGAAGATATACCCGTAGATAGAGATAGCGACTTTAGAATTATTGGTGAAGTTGTGGGGAGTTATTCTGAAAAATAAGAATATTTTTATAAGGAGTTTTATTATGAATTTAGATACTGTTTTGCAACAAATGAAGGAATGTGGGGCTTACGACACTTGGGGAACAAAGAAAGAAGTAAAAGCTTTGCCAGAAATTTTGTCAGATGACGAAATTATCCAATACGCAACATCTGGGTTTGTAAACGGCAATACTGTCCTTGTTGTATTGACCCAAAAACGAATTTTATTTATCGATAAGGGAATGTTATATGGAATTAGATCGACAGAAATTCCTCTTGATATGGTTAATAGCGTCTCATACTCTAAAGGTTTAATTCTTGGCGCAATAGCTGTTATGAACGGAGCCACAAAAATTGAAATATCTAATATTGCCAAGGACACTTGCCCTGTACTTACCGAAAAAATAAAAGATTGTGTAGAACAATACAAATATAATCTGTACCAACATCAATCGCCTCAGAAAACAGCAACTGTAGGCTCGGAAGATGCCGTTGCTGAAATCCGTAAGTTTAAAAAACTTTATGATGAAGGCATCCTTACAGAGGAAGAGTTTATAGCTAAGAAAAAAATAATTTTAGGGATTTAAGGTGTAAAGTTAACCGTTAAAAAATAAAAAAGCCCCACGCTCTCAAACTTTGGCGAGTCTGAGCGTGAGGCGAATTCTAGTATAGTAAAAACCTGCTTTAAGTAGGTCTCTTTACTGTACTCATTTTAACAAAAAATGAGGTAAAAAACAATGAGAAAAGTAGCTATTTACTCTAGAGTATCAACAATAAATCAAGCCGAAGAAGGATATTCCATTCAAGGACAGATTGAAGCTTTAACAAAGTATTGTGAGGCAATGGAATGGAAAATTTACAAAAACTACTCTGATGCAGGTTTTTCAGGCGGTAAACTTGAACGACCGGCAATAACAGAATTGATTGAAGACGGTAAAAACAATAAATTTGATACTATTTTAGTCTATAAACTAGACAGGCTATCAAGAAATGTAAAAGACACACTTTACTTAGTCAAAGATGTATTTACTGCTAACAATATCCATTTTGTCAGCTTAAAAGAAAATATCGACACTTCTTCAGCAATGGGAAATCTCTTTCTCACTCTCTTGTCAGCTATTGCAGAGTTTGAAAGAGAACAGATTAAAGAGCGAATGCAGTTTGGTGTTATGAATAGAGCAAAATCTGGAAAAACAACGGCTTGGAAAACACCACCTTATGGATATAGATACAACAAAGACGAAAAAACATTGTCGGTCAACGAGTTAGAGGCTGCTAATGTCAGGCAGATGTTTGACATGATAATCTCTGGCTGCTCAATCATGTCAATTACAAATTACGCGAGAGACAATTTCGTCGGGAATACGTGGACACATGTAAAAGTAAAAAGAATATTAGAAAACGAAACATATAAAGGATTAGTGAAGTATAGGGAACAAACTTTCTCAGGTGATCATCAAGCCATTATCGACGAAAAAACATATAATAAAGCGCAAATAGCTTTAGCACATAGGACAGATACGAAAACAAATACTAGACCTTTTCAAGGGAAATATATGCTTTCTCACATAGCAAAATGCGGTTATTGTGGTGCCCCTTTAAAAGTATGCACAGGAAGAGCTAAGAACGATGGTACGAGAAGGCAAACTTACGTTTGTGTTAATAAAACAGAAAGTTTGGCTAGACGAAGTGTTAATAATTATAATAACCAAAAGATTTGTAACACTGGTCGATATGAAAAAAAACACATCGAAAAATATGTTATTGATGTTCTTTATAAACTTCAACACGATAAAGAATATCTTAAAAAAATAAAAAAAGATGACAATATAATTGATATTACACCTTTAAAAAAAGAAATAGAGATAATCGATAAAAAAATCAATCGTCTAAACGATTTATATATTAATGATTTGATTGACCTACCAAAACTAAAAAAAGACATCGAAGAACTCAATCATTTAAAAGATGATTATAACAAAGCAATTAAATTGAATTATTTAGACAAGAAAAACGAAGACTCTCTTGGAATGCTGATGGATAACATTGACATTAGAAAATCTTCGTATGATGTTCAATCTAGGATAGTTAAGCAATTGATAGATAGAGTCGAGGTTACTATGGATAACATCGATATTATTTTTAAGTTTTAA